GATTCATATCAAAGAAGTGAGAAGTGAAGGTCGATTTGATATCACATGTCCGTGGGTTGATGAACATACCGGTGAAGATGACTCAGGTACAGCTATCTTCACTAATGGTGACGGATCAATCGGTTTTAAATGTCACCACGGATCGTGCCAAGAAAAAACTGGCAGAGACCTTTTGAAATATTTGGAGCGCGAGTCACCAGGGTTCGGTCAAAAATTCAACAATTGGCAAATGATTAATGCGTTCGCAGATGTTTCTAGTATCTCATTTATGAACGATAAACCTTCTTCATCGTTAGAATCGACGACTTCTGAGAAGCAAAGTGTAAAATATGACACTTTAACCCCAGAAAACACGAATAATGCGTCAGATATTACACTTTCTGAATCGGTAGTCACACTACCTGAACAACAAGAAAAACAAAGCGATGACATTCTTAAGCAAGTATTGCGCCAACTTAGAACTGAGATACCTGGATCACAGCAGCAAATAGACTTGGCATCAAAGTTGCTACAACAACTCGATACTCTACCTGAGATTTCTAAGATCACATGGCACAATGAAGTATGTGACATCATGCGTTGGTCTAAGCGTGACTTTGAACGTGTGATTAAAGACCTTCGCAGTACGTGGTATGACCAAAGCAAGACAGATATCAGCTTCTTTGATGAAACCATCTACGTTGCTGAGCAGAATCAGTTCTTTGATCGTCGTCGTCGCATGTGGATGACTGCTGAGGGGTATCAGAACAATTATGCCCACTTAGACCCTGAAGCCCGTAAGGAAGCGTTACAGGGTGGTCGAGTGACCAAGGTACACAAAGTCGATTACGCACCAAAGAAGCCGCCTGTGTTCGAGGAACGCGGTGTTGTCTATGGTAACGCATGGCACAATGAGTTTGAACAACCCGGTGTTGAAGGTGACGTGTCGATGTGGTTGGAACATTTCGACACGTTGGGCTGGACACCTTATAGCGATCATGTGTTAAAGTGGATGGCATGGACCATTCAAAATCCAGACATCAAGATCAATCACATGTTGTTGTTTGGAAGCGCCGAGGGTTGCGGTAAAGATTGGCTCTTATACCCATTGGTTCAAGCTATGGGTGACAACCACATGACTATCAGCGGTGAAGAATTACTCGAAGGCTTCAATGACTACGTGCTCTCCACGAAACACTTACACATCAACGAAACCGAGCTGGGCGACCGGAATGAAGCTCTTGCGGTATCCGCAAAACTCAAACCACTTGCCGCAGCACCCCCAGACAAACTACGAGTCAATCAAAAATCCGTCAAAAAAATCGAAGTACGAAACCTTCTCAGCGTGAGCATGACGACAAACTCCCAGGTGCCCGTGCGTCTCACCGGTGAGAGTCGACGTATCTGTGCATTATGGTCTGATCTTGATGTGCGTGATGACTGGGGTGTGATGAAACCTGAGTGGAAAGCGTTCTGGAAAGATGCTTGGGGGTGGATGCAGAAGGTTGGGTGGCAACATTGCATCTGGTACCTGAGAAATAAGGTCGATATTTCTGATTTCAACCCGGGCGAAGCGCCGCCTGTCACTGACTTCTTACGTGACATCGTGGACGCCAGCCGCACACCAATGCAACAGACACTCGTTCGATTGATTCAAAGTAAGATGGGCCCGTTTGTTAAAGACTTCGTGACCATTGATGAAATCGTTCAGATGATCAACATGTCTGCCAACATGCACCCTGACATGATCTTCGTGAAGCCAGGTAACATTCAACCCAATCGAATATCA